CCGAGACGACCCGTGACGCGCAATCCTCAGGCGCTCCAGATCGCGCGCATTGTGCAGAACATGCAGCGGCGCGCCGTGGAGATGCTGAACAATGAAGGCGCTTTCGTCGGNTCNTANGACGGCTATATCGCGCGGACGACGCATGACAAGGATCTCGTNCGGCGCATGGGNGAAGACCGTTGGATAGGCTACGCTCAGCAATGGTTCGATATCCCGACGATCTATCCGAACAGGACGCAAGCGCATATCGAAACGCAGCTTCGCGCCCAGTATAAGCGGATCGTCAGCGGCCTGCATGATAGCTACGACATGGACGAGCTGGACTTAATACCGGATAGCGTCGGCGGGCAGAACCTTGCTAAGAAGGTCTCCCAGAGCCGCGTTATCCACTTTAAGGATGCCGATAGCTGGCTGGCGTATATGGGCGTCGCATCGCAAATGACGCCGTCACAGATCATCATGCGTTCGGCACAGTCGGCGGCTCGCGACGCTGGCTTAATGCGGATCTGGGGGACGAACCCAAAGCGCGCCATGCAGACGGACATTCAGGTTCTTCAGCAAGAGGCTCGCGGGCGCAGCGACTATGACATGATCGAGCGGCTGACGACCGAGACGCCGCGCTACAATCTGTGGATGGACTACATGACGGGCGAAGCGAACCGTCCGCATAACGAAACCTGGGCGCGCGTCACGTCGAACATCCTCAGCGTTCAGCGCATGGCGAAGCTCGGTTTCCTGCCGTTCGCCCAGCTTGTCGATCTGGCCAGCATCAGCGGCGAGCTGCGCTACCAGGGCGTCGGCTTTATCGACCGCATGACGTCGGGATTGACGGCGTACTTTCGCGGCGGGATGAACAGCGAGAAGCGTCAGGTCGCGGATCTGCTGGGGGCCTATCTCGACGGCGAGCTGGCCCAATACAACGCGGATCTGGAGCTGCACGACCCGCGCCAGCTCGGAGGCTTCACGGGTCGTTTGAACAGGCTTCAGGATATCTTCTTCCGCTACTCCGGAGCCCAGGCGCTGACGAACCGGGCGCGCGGCGGGCTGCTCCACATGATGTCTCGGCATATGGGCAGCTTCCACGGGCAGTTCTGGGGCGCGCTGGACACGGCGGAACAGCGTATTATGAGTGCCTTCAACATCGGCGAACATGAGTGGAACGCGCTGATGCGTGCGCAGTGGACGACGGGCGCTGAAGGCGGAACATTCCTGACGCCACGAGATGCCTACAACATTCCTGACGCGGCGATCTCGGCTTACAATGCGGCAACGGGCGTCGTCTTCGAGTATGATACCTTTCGCGAAGAGATGGCGAACCGTCTCTATTCGTACTATGCGGACCGCATGGATTACGGCGTCCTTAATCCCGGTATTGCGGAAAAGGCGATCCTATACCAGGGGGCTGCTCCCGGCTCCGCTCTCGGCGTGACGCTTCGGCTGATCACGCAGTTCAAGTCGTTCATGGTCGCGAACTTCCGCCGAACCTGGGGACGCGAGATCTACGGCGGGCAAGGCAGGCTCGGCGCTGTCGCGGGCATTGCTGAGTACGCGATCACGGGCGCTGTGCTGGGTGTGCTGGCGAACGGCATGAACCAGCTTTTCAAGGGGCAAGATCCTTTCAGCCAGTGGGACAACGATCCGGGAAGGGCAATCCTCGCAGGGCTGACGCGCGCAGGAACCTCCAGCATGATTGGAGACTTCATGTTCGGCGAGCTGGGACGGCATGGGCAGAGCGTCGCGGCCTACCTGCTGGGACCGAACGTCGGCTCTGTCGAGAGCTTCATGCGGGCGTACCAAGCGGCGCGCAGCGGAGAGAACCCGTCTGGCGAGCTGCTGTCCTTCGTCCGGGGCATGACACCATTCGCCAATATGTTCTATACCAAGATGGCGCTTGATTTCCTGGTGTGGAACGGGTTGACCGAGATGGCGAGCCCTGGCTACCTCAGGCGAACCGAGCGCCGTCTGAAGCAGACGCAGGGCATAGAATTCTTGAAGTATCCAGTTGACCTTTCGCCGAACAATATGAGGGCTTTCTAATGTCCGTACCCGCAGGGACTGCAAGGGTTCGCTATATCGGCACGGGAACGACTGGGCCGTTTGCGTTCAACTTCAAGCTTTACGACCAGACACACTTGAACGTCGTCAAGACGAATACGCTTGGTGTCGATACTGTACTTACTCTCACGACCGATTACACAGTTTCTCTCACTGCTGATCTCTCCAGCGCCACGATAACGACTGTTGCTCCCGTTGCGGGAGACGGGATCGACGACGGGGACAGCGAGATCCTGACGCTGACGCGCGACCCTCCGATCTCGCAGCTTATCGAGTGGCCGCGCAGCGATCCGTTCCCTTCGGCGACGCACGAAAGAGCGGCCGATCTCGCTGTCATGCTTCTTGATCGTCTGAACGAGAAGCTAGGGCGTACGCTGCTGCTCCCGGAAAGCTCCGTGCTGACGGGTCTTCAGTTGCCGAACCCAGACCCGCTGCTCTTCCTTCGCTGGAACGCGGCAGGCGACGCACTGGAGAATATGTCTGTCGCCAGCCCTGGGGCTTTGATCGTTTCGCCCTTTATGCAAACGATGCTGGACGATCTGACGGCAGCGGCTGCGCGGACAACGTTAGGTTTGGGCTCACTCGCGACGTTGAACTCCATCGCCACGGCGAACCTGGACAACAACGCCGTGACCTATGCGAAGATGCAGCAGGTCTCAGCGGAGGCGAGGGTTCTCGGTCGCAATCAATCCGCTGGCGTCGGCAACGTCCAGGAGATGACACGTTCCAATGTCCTGGATATGGGTGGCGCATCGCAAGGGCTTATCATCTATCGCGGCGCGACGACATGGGACAATCTTGCGCCGGGAACCAGCGGGCAGATGCTGCGCACCAATGGGGGCGGCGCTAATCCGTCGTGGCAATATCCCGGTTGCACGCTTCTCGCAGCCGGTTCCGTCTCCAATCAGGCGACGCTTGATATCGTCCTGTCTTCATTCATCGGCTCATTCCAGATCATCAAAATCTTTCTGGAAAACGTGTTTCCGGTCACGAATGACGAAGAATTGTGGATGCGCACTTCCACCAACGGAGGAAGCAGCTACGACAGCGGAGCATCAGACTACGCCTTCATTATGCAGGGCATGGACAGTAGTGGGAATGTTCGGCAAGCAAACTCTAGCGCATTGGGCCGAATTGAGTTTGCTGGCGATGGCGTTGGTTCTGCGGGTATCAGCAACGTTGCTTCGGACGGCGGCGTTAATGCCGAAATTACTCTGTATGAGCCATCGTCAACCACGCATTTCCAGAATATCCACACGCAAGCATCTTACTATCTCCCTGCTGACAGAGCCACTGTCACTCACACGACGGGAGTTAGACTTGCGGCGCAAGATCTAGACGCGGTTCGTTTCTTGTTCAGCGCAGGGAATATCGCGGGTGGACTGTACAGAGTTTATGGGTTCGCATAAGAGGAAAGCAAAATGGCTGGACAGGTAAGATTATTCGAGAAGAGGGAAGACGGTTCACTTAGCGAAGTCGTCGATCAAGCCAAGATTGACGGCCTTCGCTCGGGTGGATACGTGTCGCGTACATGCATGGAAATTGACGTTGCTTGGAGCGACGAAGAGATCCTTGCTCGTCAAGCTGAGGTTGCCGAAGCTCAGAAGGCTAAGGCGGAAAAGGTCGCGGAAAGCCAGAGACAGGAAGCGCTGCAAACCTCTGCGCTGGAGAAGCTTGCGGCGCTTGGCTTGTCGGAAGACGAGATAAAGGCCGTTACCGGATCTCGGTCGTAATCCGGAGGCTACCGCTTCCAATCGGGATCGCGGTAGTCTTCCCAGGCTTCGACTTGACGAATGATCCATGAGATAATGCGCGTCATGTGTCCTGTTCCTTTCTGTGGCGTGCGCAGCTTAGATAAACCCTCGCGAACCTTTCCGCAAGAGGAAAAGCCTTAAACCAATTTCCTAGGTGCATTTGGTAAGGTAAGCGACTGACGAAACGAGGAATTCCTGCTATGGACGAAAGGTCGCAGAGAGCGAAATCGGGCATGTCTCCGGAGCAGGAATTGAAACTTCGAACCGCTACGACATGGATACCGCTCTCGCTAGTAGCGGTTATCGTGGGCAGTCTTGTCTACGGCGCATGGACGCTGTCTAACGAACGTTCGCAAATATATGGCCAGATCAACCAAGTCAGCAGCGATGTAAAGTCTCTGGCCGAAACAGTGAAGTCGCTTACGGAGACTATCACGAAGCCGAATAATCTTGCATTCTCTCGGCAAGATTGGATCATGGACTGCCTTCGCACGCAGATCGCGAACCCGGCATGGAAGTGTATCTACTCCGAGCCGGGAGCGACTTACGCGAAAGGAGTGGTGCAGTGAGCTACGAACAGGCGAAACGCGGCTACGCGAACCTCTGGTCAAAGGCGGAGATCCGTCCGGAGCGGAAAGCGGCAGCGCTCTCGGTCGCGCGGAAACTGCTGGTCAACAGGGCTCGCTACGAGATCATCGCGGCTAAGATCGGCTGCCCCTGGTACTTTATCGCCGTCGTGCATAATCTTGAAGCTGGCGGGCGCTTCGACAGGTATCTGGGCAACGGCCAGCGGCTCAGTCAGGTTACGACGATCAAGCCGAAGGGTCGCGGTCCTTTCCGGAGCTTCGAGGAAGGGGCAATCGACGCCCTGCGCCTGGAGGGAGTTGACAAAGTTCGCGACTGGTCTATCCCGCATTGTCTCTATCTGTGGGAAAGCTATAACGGCTTCGGCTACGCTCAGCATAATGTGAACTCTCCTTACGTGTGGAGCTTCACGACGCTGTACACCAGAGGCAAGTATGTGGAAGATGAAAAATACAGCGCAACGGCAGTTTCTCAGCAGTGCGGCGCGGCTGCGATCCTGAAAGCGCTCATTGAGCTGGGCGCAGTGCAAACCGAACAAAAGGACGACGACATGGCAACGAAAGAACTCGCCAGCAGCATACAGCCCTTCGAGGGTCTGGTTCCAAACCTGGTTAGGACAATCGCAGGACCGCTGCCGAGCTTGGCTGTGCGGGCGCTGGCCGAAGCCCTGGGCGCGCCGCTGAACGCGAACAGTGCGGCGGAGGTCAAGAGCAAGCTGGAGGCTGCGCCGATCTCGGAGCTGGTAGGCGTTCTCCAGAAGGCGGAGGAGCTTGTCGGCATGCTGACGGTGCCCGTGCTCGAAGAGACGCCTGCAAAGGCTCCTGTCGCCGCCGTAGAGCCGGTTCCCGCTGCCGCGCCTGTCGTGGTGCAGCCAGTCGAGCCCGTGCAGCCTCCGAGCCTGTTTATCGATCGGTTCCTACCGAAGGGCTGGAAAACGATCATCGGCATTACGGTGTATTGTGCTGGCGTGATTTTGCCTACTCTCGGCTACGTCACGCCAGACACGGGCACGGTTATCCAGACGGTCGGCGGAGGCATGGTCGGCATTACCGTGAAGTTGATGCTTGACCGCTGGCTTCCGCTGTTCGCTGGCTTCCTGAAGCGAACCTAGTTGCTGCACACGAAGGTGTAACGCTCGGGGCTCTCATCTTCGTCCAGCCACACGCGCTTAACCTTCCGGAAACGCCGCGCAAGCAATCTCTCCCATTGCGCGGCGTCATGCAATGAAAGGTGGAGCTGTTCGCCGATCAACGCTCCGTGGCTCTCCGGGAAATTGGCGACGCGGATCAACGCAATGCGATCCGTAGCGTCACAGATCAGGCCGATAGCTCTCGGAAGCAGATCAGGCGGCAGGTGCTCCAGAACGTCGATGCAGATCGAATAGTCGCAGCGCAGCAGATTGCGCGGGATCTTATCGAAGCTGGACACGATAAACGAGAATTCGTCCGTCATGACCTCGTCCAGCGCGTTGTAGGCGATATCCACGCCGACGACGTCGAAGCGTCCCGTCTTCTTGAGCGCGTAAGTCGCTCTGCCGGTTCCGCAGCCCCAGTCAATCAGCGTTCCTGCTCCTGGAAGCAGCCCGTCGATATGGTGCAAGATGTGCTCAGCCGGGCTCACCTTGCGATACTCAGGAACAGCCCAAATCAGTTCGTATTTGTCGATCTCTTCCATGTTTTCAGTCTCCTTTTACTTCTGTTTCTTGGTGATCTGCCTTGTCTGCATGTTGTAGGTGAAACCCGTTTCATCCAGAGCTTTCAGAGCTAGCTGAGCCATGAGAAAGCCAGTCTCTAACTGCCCTAGATTAGGTTTGTCCTTCTTCGATTGCGCAACAGCCTCCTTAAAAGAGGATATCCAGCCGTTCGCTATTCTGTAGTATTCTTCCTCACTATCGAACAAGCTTAGATCTGTCTTTGCCGCTGGCAAGACGCCAAGGATTAGCGTTTTCTCTCCCTCCTTGACGAGTAAAGGCTTCATGAAATGGATAGACCAGCGACCGTCTACAATATAGTGGCTGTCCCTGGGCTGCTTCACGAAGACGAGAATTTGACGATGCGCGAATTCTGTAGCCATCTGCCCTATATCCGAGAAGAAAGGTTCTTCGCGCCACTTATTTTCGTTTCTCCCGTTATAGTGGATGTGGATTTGACCGTTCCCCAGACTGTCCTCATCAAAGTTGATCAAGAGACCGCACTTGTTCGGCTTCCAGTGATCGCCGAGCCAGGAGAAAGCTCTCCATCCGCAGAGATAGAAGCGACAGAGAGAAGGTCTGTCGTCGTATATCTTGCAGCCGCTAGATGGATTGCAATGTTTGCACCATTCTCCTTCTTTCTTCTGTATTTCAGGGATCTCGATCTTGAGGAGTTTGCAGCAAAGCGTGCAGTCGCCGCACTCCCTGTTTCCAGCTAAGCGAGAATAGGCTTCTTTAGTTTTCTCGTCTGCGATCATTTCCTGTATCTCTTCGTTGCAACGGCATCCACCTTGATGAGCATGCGCTCCATCCATGGCCGTCTGTTGTCTCGCATGCTCATGATGCGCTCGAACTCTTCTAAACGTTCGGGAACGTCTTCGCAAACCAATTCGTCATGGGCATGAAGCACGATATCGAAGTCAGCCGCTGTCAGGTCGAATGCAGCACAACGCTGGAGCCTGTTCGCTGTGGCCTGGACGACATGGCCCGTTGCAGCTCCACCCCAGATCTTAATCGGAACCCATTGATGCGTCTTACTGTCTTCGCCCCAGTAGAAGACGTCGCGGCCTTCAATATACGGCGTCTGATAACGGAGTTTTGATCCGTCTGGTAGGGCGATGACCAGTTGATCCTTGCTGGCGACGATCTTCAAAGGCCCCAGACGGTACGGTGTCCCCATATTCGACACGGCTTGGAACATGGCATCGCCGAGCTTGCGCCAGAAGCGCGGGACACCAGGGAACAGCTCTTCGCGATAGCCGGTTACAGCTCTGCCGGGAACGCCTTCCGCGAGCTTGACGGCGTATTTCTGTTCAAGCTGCGTCTCGAAGCCACCTTCGCCCAGGCCGTAGCCGAGCCCAAGCACGCCCGTCTTTCCGAGCTGGCGCTCTTCCTTCGTGATCTTGGCTTCTGGCTTCTCGTAGACGATGGACGCCAGCCGCTTATAGAGGTCTACGCCATTGCCGAGATCTTCAAGCGCCTTCCATTCCTTCGCGTACCACATCAGCACGCAGAGTTCGATCCGGGAGAAGTCGCCGATCAACAGAACGTGCTTCGGCTTACGCGCAAGGATCATCGGGCGCACAGCCATGCCGGACAGACGCAGCGGTTCGTCATACAGCAGTCGCGTGACCTCCAGCGGGTCGTAGAGCAGGCTTTCGACTTCCTCCTGGGAGCAGATCTCGCGCTTCAGGTTCTGCGCCTGGAAGCCCTTCGCTGAGTGTCTGCCGGTATGCGCGCCGTC